CGCGTTTGCGCGAGGCGGCGATCTTGTCGCGGATGCGCTCACCGATCACCTCGCGCTCGAACTGGGCGAAGCTGAGCAGGATGTTGAGCGTCAGCCGCCCCATCGACGTCGTGGTGTTGAAGCTCTGGGTGACGCTGACGAAGGTGACCCCGGCGCGGTCGAACACCTCCACAAGCTTCGAGAAGTCCATCAGCGAGCGCGACAGCCGGTCGATCTTGTAGACCACGACAACGTCGACCAGTCCTTCCTCGATGTCGGCTAGGAGCTGCTGCAGCGCGGGGCGCTCCAAGGTGCCGCCCGAGAAGCCGCCATCGTCATAGGCGTCGCGGACCAGCGCCCAGCCTTCCGATCGCTGGCTCGCGATGTAGGCCTCGCAGGCCTCGCGCTGGGCCTGCAGCGAGTTGAACTCCTTGTCGAGGCCCTCCTCGGTGGACTTCCGGGTGTAGACCGCGCAGCGGAGCTTCCGGACCGGCTTGCCCTCGGGACCCCGGGTCATGCTGCACTCCGGTGATTGCGCAAGCCGAAGAACAGGGGGCCGTTCCACCTCGTGCCGGTTATCGCCCGCGCGATCGCCGAGAGCGATCGATATGGGCGGCCCTGCCATTCGTAGCCGTCGGCGAGCACGGTGACCGTATGCTCGACTCCCTGCCACTCCCGCAGCAACCGGGTTCCGGCGATCGGCATGACGTCATCGCGAATGCGCCGGCGCGTGATGTTGCGGTCGGCGAACTGCTCGCCCAGCGCCTCGAGCCGCTTCCGCGTCTCCGGCTTCAGCCCGCCGTAGGCGAGTTCCTGGATACGATAGGCGAGCCGGCTCTCGAGGAAGCGGCGGTTGTAGCCGGGCGGCTCCTTGCCGAACAGCGTGCACCATTCGGCCTTCAGCTCCCGAAGCGACATGGTCTTCAGCGCAGCCAGGCGGGCGGGGATCGGGTCGGTCATGCAACTCTCCGTCGTGGACGTTTCGCATGACCGCTCTGCCGGGGCGGGATGTGTAGCGGAACTTCTCTCGTTAACTCAGATACTTGACTTGACTGTCGGGCCCGAAGCCGGATCAGGCCGAGGGCGAGCAACTCACAGATCTCGGTTCGGCGCTCGGCGGCCGACATGCGCTCCGGCGGCAGAGGGTTCGGACGATGCATCGGGCGGGAGGGGGCGGAAGTCACGACCACACTGCAGGGGTTGGAGATTGTGGGAGGCTCCCCGAGGCCCGGGGCTGCACCAGACGAATCGTGATCCGCTTTTCTCGGTTCGTCAATCACCATCATCCGAGATTGTGGAATTTCCCGATGGTGATCGGTTTACGATTGCGATAGGGGACGCTCCCAAAGAATCGTCGAGGGAACGACCCGCTTCCATGAACTGCTACATCCGCTCGGTCGAGGTGATCGACCGCACCCTTCCGGAGCTCTCGCCGCTCTTCGACGAGATGCGCGACCGCCTGCGCGACGAGCACGGTGTCACTCGGGCGCGTTACTACCATGCCGTGCCGGTTGCCGATGGGGCCCGTCTTGCGGTCTCAGCCAGTCCGCCGATCCGGGAGTTGGCCGAGGACTACGTCCGCAACCGGCGGCACGAGATCGACCATCTGCTGCTCGAGCGCATGCGGCTCGCCGAGCCGACGGTCTGGGACCGCGAACGGCGGGACGAAGGCTGTCCGCCGCGGATGCGCGCGACCCGTCAGTGTTGGGCTAAGCTCACCCAGGAGGCGATCGGCGAAGGCTGGTGGCACGGCTTCGACGTCGCCGCCTTCGGACCCGGCGGCCGACGCGGTCTCTTCAAGATCAACGCGCCGGTCGAGCAGCCGCTCGACCGCCGCTACATGGGTCGGGTGCGGCACGTGCTGCAGGACTTCCACCTCGCCTACTGCACCGTCCAGCTGGCCGCGGCGCCGAGGATCAGTCTCGCGCCCGGCGACCTGGCGGCGCTCGCCCGTGTCGCCGGCGGCCTCAAGGCCGAGACGATCGGCTACGAGCTCGGCATCACCGCCCGGGCCGTCGAGGAGCGCCTGGCCCGGGTGCGCAAGCAGCTCCGCTGCCGCACCACCACCGAGGCCGTCGCCAAGGCGATGGTCCTCGGCCTGATCCTCTAGGCCAGGTCCAGAAGTGTGGAATTTCCCATCGGGTGTGGAATTTCCCAGCTAGTCGGATCAACCGAGAGTTGATTGAACTGCCCTCCGGCTTTCTTGCTCAGAGGGACGTACCCGACATGCAGCGCCGCGTGCGGCTCGCGATCCTGGTCCGGCGGCTGGCTCCGGTCAGCCTTGACCATCTGCTCGACCCTTTCGGGCCTCTATGTCGCGCATGGCGGCGAAGACGCGCTCGGCGGTCTCGATCGGCAAGCGCCGGAAGTCCCCGAAGATCAGAAAATCGAAGCTGAAGTCATGCTCGCGCCGGAAATGCCGCATGACCTCGATCGTCGGATAGGCCTTCGCGGTCTCGTAGCTGGCATAGCTCGAGCTCGGCATGTCGAGGGTGGCGGCCATGGTCTTCTGGTCGACGCCGATCGCCATCCGCGCGGCGCGCAGACGGAACGACGCTGCCTCGATCGAGGTGTCGGCGTAGCGCGCCAGCGTGTGCCTCTCGTCTTTCTGCATGTCTTCGAGCCTGCCTTCCGCCCCCACTCAACCGCGGCACTATCCGGGTTCTTCGAAGAAAATGCGAGCGCGAGATTTTCACATCTTGCTGATTGCAGAATCTCGGATAATGATTCGGCATCGCAACGGTTCATCCCCAACGCATCCCTCCGAGAGCATCCCCATGGCGAAAGCGCCGGTCATCCGGATTCCCCGTCCCCGCGTCAGCGAAATCCAGCTCTGCGCCTGGGTGGCGCAGGCAGCGCCCGGCGCGGTCCTCGAGTATCACCGCGGCTATCTCGCGCTCGACCGCACGAGCTTCGGCCGCTTCGCCGACACGCCGGCGCGGGCGGCGCTGGGCCTCCTCGGTGCTCGCGCCCACGACCTTGCCGAGCGCGGCCTCGTCCACCTCGTGCAGCATCGGCACGGCCCCGAGGACTACAGCTACTTTGCCGTCGCCCGAGCCCGCCGCAAGGGAGCGCTCCCCGACTTCGCCGCCCACGTCATCACCGAGGAGGCCGCGTAAGTGGACGCCTCCGCCAACCGTCCCCGCCTCGGTGACTTGCCGACGATGCCGATCGGCGAGATCGCCGCACTGCCGGCCGACCTCCTCGCCGTGCTGCAGGAAGAGGCCGAGGACGCCGCAAAGGCCGCACGGCAGCTGGCCGACTGGCTGAACGGCGCCATCGGCCTCCGCTACGCCGACCGCGCCGCGGCCGCGCGCCGGGCCGAAGGAAAGGACACCGGCACCGTGCGGCTCGACGACGGCGAGGTCACCGTGGTCGCCGACCTGCCGAAGAAGGTCGAGTGGGACCAGCCGGCGCTTGGCGGCATGGTCGCCCGTATCCGCGCCGCCGGCGACGACCCCGCCGAGTACGTCGAGACGAGCTTCCGGGTGTCCGAGCGGAAATACGCGGCGTGGCCGGCGTCGATCCGCGAGGGCTTCGAGGCGGCACGCACGGTGAAGCCCGGCAAGCCGACCTTCCGGCTGACGCTCCGCACGGAGCGCTGAGGACGGGCGGCGGGCAGCCCGCGCCGCGAGGTCGGGCAGGTTCCCCTTCGGCGCCCGGTCAATCCCGCCGCTCGTCCGTTCCCTTCCACCGCCATCACGGGGAGTCCGCATGGCCCTTCGCATCATCAGCGCCGACGAACGCCTGTCGGCGGCCGCGAACAAGACCTCGTTCGCGATCTTCGGTCCGCCCGGCATCGGCAAGACGACGCTCTTGAAGACGCTGCCCGAAGCGGAGACCATCTGCCTCGACCTTGAGGCCGGGATGAAGTCGGTGCAGGACTGGCGCGGCGCCAGCATCCCGGTCCGGAGCTTCGGCGACTTCCGCGACCTCGCGGTGCTGATCGGCGGCGCCGACCCGGCGCAGGACAACGCCTCCTGGTACAGCACCGCGCACTTCGAGCATGTACGGGCGACGACCCGCGACAGCGGGCTCGAGGCGTTCCTCGCCACGAAGTCGATCGTCTTCGTCGACTCGATCACCGACCTGACACGCCAGGCGATGCTCTACGCCAAGCAGCAGCCGGAGGCGATCTCGGAGCGCAGCGGCAAGCCCGACGTGCGCGGCGCATACGGTCTGCTCGGCCGCGAGGTGATCCAGGCGTTGAAGCATCTGCAGCACGCGCCCGGCAAGACGGTGATCTTCGTCGGGGTGCTCGAGAAAGTGACCGACGAGTTCAACACCGTCACCTGGCAGCCGCAGATGGAGGGCTCGAAGGCCGGCCGCGAGCTCCCCGGCATCGTGGACCAGGTGCTGTCGATGCACCTCTTCGGCCGCGACAAGGACGGCGGCTACGTCCTCGACGACAAGTCGGCCGAGCGGCGCCTCGTCTGCCGGGCGGGCAATCCCTTCGGCCTGCCGGCCAAGGACCGCTCCGGGCGCCTCGACATGACCGAGCCGCCCGACCTCGGCCAGCTCCTCGCCAAGATCAATGCGGCCGCCGCCGCGCCCGTCCTCTGACCCCGAGCAACAGGAACTCACGATGTACGACCTCAACGATGCCCAGCCGCAGATGATGCCGGTGGGCGAGCTCATCCCCGACGGCACCTTCGCCCGCGTCGCGCTCACCATCCGTCCCGGCGGGCTCAACGGCGCCACGCCCGCGGACGCCGGCCTGCTCAAGGCCTCGGGACACAGCGACGCCAAGCTCCTCGACTGCGAGTTCACCGTGGTCGAGGGTCCGTTCGCCCGGCGGAAGTTCTGGCAGACCTTCACCGTCTCCGGCGGCAAGGTCGACGAGAAGGGCCAGTCGAAGGGCTGGAACATTGCCAAGAGCGCGTTCCGGGCGATGATCGACAGCGCGCTCGGCCTCGATCCGAAGGACGACAGCGCAGCCGCGAAGGCGAAGCGGGTCATCCACGGCCTGCGGCAGCTCGACGGCATCGTCTTTGTCGCCCGCATCATGGTCGAGCCGGCGTCGAACCCCAACTACAAGGACGCCAACAAGCTCGCCAACGTGGTGACGCCGGACGAGCCGCAGCACGCCGCGGTGCTGCGCGGCGAGATCGTCCCGCCCGATCCGGTCAACGCCAAGCCGCGGAAGGTCGAGACTGCGCCCACGGCTCCCGCCTGGACGACGCCCGCGCCGGCTGCCGCCGCGACACCCTGGGCCGCGCAGGCATCGCCCGCCACTGCTGCAGCTCCCGCGCCCGCCGCCACGCCCGCGACGGCAGCGTCCGCGGCGACGCCGGCCTGGCTCAACGGCTGAGCGGACGGTGACCCCGGACAAGTGGCAGGCGCACGTCACGCGCGAAGCGGCGAAGGAGATCGGCAGATGGCTCGAAGGCCGCGGAAGGCTCGGCGCCCCGGTGTCGTCGCTCACCCTCGCGGACCTCGAGGCGATGGCGAGCGCGGCGATCTGCCGCTTCGTGGTGCTGGGCTCGGAGCGCATCCGCGACCAGCCCGAGGCGAGCGGGGACCTCACCCGGCTCTTGCTGGGATAGCCCTCTGCGCAATCTGCCTCCGCGAGGCGCGGGGCTTCGGCTTCTGCCGCGGCCTCCGCCACGCGGACTTCCCCTACCACCGCTTCTGCTCGCGACGCTGCCAAGACATCGGCGCGGCGCTCGCCACGAGGACCGACGCCATGATCGACAAGACCGCCCGCGAAACCCAGGCGCTGAAGGACGCCCGTCCCAACTTCGCCGAAGCCCTCACCGCTCTCGGGCTGATGGCGCCCTTCTTCGACCGCACCGCTACGGAGATCGACCAGCTGATCGAAGCCGCGGTCACCGGCTACGTCGAGAGCATGCAGCGCCAGGCGGCCCAGCGAGAGCGCACGGGCACGACCTACGACGACCCCCTGCCATTTTAGGTCCGACACCGATGATTGATCTAAACCATGCGTCCGGCTGCCAGTACGGCGCTCCGCTGGCGCTCCCCGACACCACGGCGCTGATCGCCGCGGCGATCGACCGGGGGCTCGTCGCCCGCAACGACGCTCAGGTTCCCCGCACCTATGTCAGCACCTCCGGCCTTGGGCGGGCCTGCCTGCGCCAGATCCAGTACGACTATCTCGCGGTGCCGAAGGACGAAGGCCGCGACTTCGAGCCGCGGACCTTGCGCATCTTCGAGGCCGGGCACCGCGGCGAGGACATCGTCGCCGGATGGCTGCGGCTCGGGGGCTTCGACCTCCGGACCGAGCGGACCGACGGACGGCAGTTCGGCTTCTCGGCGCTCGACGGCCGGTTCAAGGGCCACATCGACGGCTGCCTCGTCGCCGGTCCGGTCCCGCTCCGCTACCCGGCGCTCTGGGAGAACAAGGCGCTCGGCGCCGCGTCGTGGAAGGACGTGGTGAAGCGCGGGCTCGTGCTGTCGAAACCGGTCTACGCCGCGCAGATCGCGCTCTATCAGGCCTATCTCGAGCTGCCGAACCCGGCGCTCTTCACCGCCCTCAACCGCGACACCATGGAGCTCTACAGCGAGCTCGTGCCGTTCGACCCGAGTCTCGCCCAGTCGATGAGCGACCGTGCCGTGGAAGTGGTCCGCGCGAGCGCAGCGGAGGAGTTGCTGTCGCGGGTGGCGCACGAGCGCACCTCGGTCTTCTGCCGCGGCGGACGATCCGGCGGCCACTGGCACGGGGCCTGCGCCTGGCAGGATCGCTGCTGGGGAGCCGCGGCATGATCCCCGACGCCTACGACCTGAAGCGGGTCGTCGCGCGGCATTGGCGGCGGTTCTGGTGCGGCGAGGAGCTGCGCGCGCTGATCGGGGCGCCGGTCTACCACTTCGCCGACCAGGAAGCCTTCGACGCGGACGAGGTGGAGTTTGCCGGCCGCCGCCTCTCGGCCGAGCCGGTCCGACTGCCGCACCGCCGCGTGACCTTCGAGGTGCGGGATCGCGGCGAGGATCGGCGCGCCCTCGTCGCCTTCGCCTATGAGACCGGGACCGGTGTGGAGGCCCTGTTGCTCGCTCGAATGCGGGCGTCCCGGCAGTGGACCGACGTCCTCGCCCATGCGCAGTTCAATTCCGACGGCTGGGCCGAGGTCGTCGGCAACCCGCTGGGGGACCCGATGCACGACGATCACCCCTATGCCCATTGCCTGACCGGCATGGTGTGGCGGTCGCTGGCGATCCTCGCCGATGCAGGCACGACGCGCGAGCAGACGATCTCCCGGGTGCACCGGCCGAAGTTCGCCAGCGCCGGCATCCGCGGCTGGACCTGGCATCAGGTCGACATCGTACCCGAGCGGCTGGTCCGCGCCTCCGAGCCGTTGGGCGGCACCCACGCCAGCCCTCGCTGGCACATCCGCCGCGGCCACTGGCGCCAGCTCGCCGATGGGCGGCGGGTCTTCGTGCAGGCCTGCGAGGTCGGCGACCCCGCCCGTGGCGGCGTGGTGAAGGACTACCTCGTGGGAGCGCGGGCAGCATGACCGACTTCACCCCGTCCCCTGCCCAGGCCGCGGCGATCCGCGAGATCAGGGACTGGTTCGAGAACCGCACTGCGGAGCAGCAGGTATGCCGGATGTTCGGCTATGCCGGTTCCGGAAAGAGTACCGTCCTCCGCTTCGCCCTTGAAGAGCTAGGCCTATCGCCGCACCAAAGCGAGCGTGACGGTGGCTGCGTGCCCGGAGTTGTCACCGCCACCTTCACCGGCAAGGCGGCGCACGTGCTGCGCGGCAAGGGCACCCGGGCCCGCACCATCCACTCGCTTATATATAGTGTGCTCGAGGCCACCGAGGCGGAGGTCGAGGCCGCCGCCAAGAAGGTGCGCGAGGCCGAGACAGGCATCCGCACCTTGACGGGCTTCGACCGCACCGCGGCCGAAGCCGGGATCGAGGCGATGCGGCAAGCGCTGGCCCAGATGAAGAAGCCGCGGTTCGCGCTCAACCCGCAGAGCGACGCGGCGGATGCCAAGCTCATCGTCCTCGACGAGGTGTCGATGGTCGGCGAGGAGATGGCGCGCGACCTGATGAGCTTCGGCAAGCCGATCCTCGTCCTCGGCGACCCCGGCCAGCTGCCGCCGATCAAGGGCGAAGGCGCCTTCACCCGCGACGCCCCCGACGTGATGCTGACCGAGATCCACCGCCAGGCGGCGGAGAGCGCCATCATCCGCCTCGCCACCATGGCGCGGCAGGGCGAGCCGATCGGCTTCGGGGTCTACGACCAGTGCGTGGCGAAGATGCGCAAGGGCGACATCACCCCGGCCCAGGCGCTGCGTTCGGGCCAGCTGATCTGCGGCATGAACGCGACCCGGCTGCAGCTCAACAACGCGATGCGCGCGGCAGCGGGCTTCGGCGGTGTGCTGCCGTCCGGGTCCGGCGAGAAGATCATCTGCTTGAAGAACCAGAACGACATCGGGTTGATCAACGGCATGTTCGTCACCCTGGAGGACGTGGTCGACGAGGGCAGCCTCTACTTCTCTGCGGTGGTGCGCGGCGAGGACGGAAAGCCGGTCACGCCAGCCGACA